AACCTGAACAACTAAGGAGAAACCTAATGTCGAAAGTAGTATACCGTGGCGTTGAATATGATACCGAAAAGCGTATCGCATATCAACAGCAAATGCAACAACAACCTCAACAATACAATGAGACCTACCGTGGGGTCAAATTTGTAAAAGAGGGGACTAAGGGATGACAGCAACCTATCGTGGTGTGAAGTATAATACTCACACTCCAAAACTGCAGTACCATAAGTGGTATTCAGAAACACATGCTCCATCACATCCAACAAACACATATCGTGGTGTTGCTTACCGTCCTTGTAACAACTGGAACTGGGAGGAGAAGAAATGAAAAAACTTAACTTCCTGCAATTGATTAAGGAGCAAAAGCAAAAAGAGAAGCGTCTTTATCTAGCACAACTAGCACAACTAGTAGGAGCAAAGTAATGGCACAAACCGTCGTATCTTTAACTGCTGGACTTGCCTTAAGCACAGTTCTACTTTCAACCTATATTCAATGGTTGTATAAGTATTAATCATCGGGGGGCAACCCCCTTTTTTAATAGGCATAAATTTTTATTGCGTAATATCAGAAAATCAACACAAATCATCTACATAGTAGTAGAATATATGAGGTGAGAGAAATGAAAGAAAACTCTTTATTATGATATTCTTTGTGCTTGGAGGTCAATATGCACAATCTAATTTCTTACAATCAATTAGCCGCTTGGACAAATTTGGAGAGAACAATTGATGAATTTACAGATCAACACGAACTTATGAATGATTACTTTGATTGTTTAGTCGAGTGCGATGAAGACCAACAAAGTTGTAAAAGGGTATGTAGAGAGTTATTGAGTCGTTTGTAATATATACTGGGGGAGAGTTGATCTCCCCCTTTTTTTATGATATGATATGAAAAATACTTATTGCTCTATGGAAAGAGAAGAAAACATAAAGATCAAATACGCTCAAGATTTTGCTAATCATCTAACTAAGATGCTTAGTCATGCAACATCTGGTCAGGTTTTGTTGTCAGTTTCTGAAAAGTTAATTCTTATTGATGAAACTAAACGTTATTTTGACCTTCTCACTAAAGAACTGTATGGATAAAGAGAAACTAAAACTAATCGTTCGTAATCTTGAACTTTTGATTGATTCTTTAAAGGCAGAGATTTACTCTGATACTCAAAGTTATTTGAACTATGATGAAGTAACACAAGGATTACACCACGATTATGACGAAATTTTTGAAGATGACGATGGATATCCGGATTAATAGAGCAAAAAAACTTGTTAAACTTTTAGAACGATTGATTAAACAGGAGCATCTGTACACTTCTGAAAAAATCGTAGAAATGAGATCACAACTGCGAGTGGTTAAGGAAGAAATCGCAGAACTAGAAAAGAAAACATCAAAAGGATTTGGTAAATGACCGTAAAACTCATTAGTGTGACACCAGATGCAGAACAAACAATGGCTTATGTTGCAAGAGTTTCTAATCCAGCAAATCAGGATTCTGAAAACTATGCAGGTCTGCTACGTTATTGTATTAAGCACAATCATTGGTCTGTTTTTGAGCAGGCATTTATGACATTGGAGATTGAGACGACTCGTGGTATTGCCGCTCAAATTCTCCGCCATCGTTCATTTACATATCAAGAGTTTTCACAGCGTTATGCCGATACTTCACTAATTTCTGAATATATCCCTGTTCCAGAACTTCGTCGTCAAGATACTAAAAATCGCCAAAATTCAATTGATGATATTCCAGAATACGAAAGACTGACTCTTCAAGGAAAGATTCAAGATCATTTCGCACACTCTATGCGCCTCTACAAGGAGCTTTTAGATCACGGGGTCGCTAAGGAGTGTGCGAGGTTCGTATTGCCCTTAGCAACGCCCACACGCATTTATATGAGTGGATCTTGTCGCTCCTGGATACATTATATCAATCTGCGTTCTGCTAACGGAACTCAAAAAGAACATATGGACATTGCCGAAGCGTGTAAGTGTATGTTTATCTGCCAGTTCCCAACCGTTTCAGAGGCACTTGGATGGACTCGATCCGAGCAGTGCCCAGAATGCGTGGATGCTCCATCTATTCGCATAGACTAAATAAATTATCTTGATTTTATAATTTATGGCGACTTACCCTGTGATTAATAAAACCACTGGTGAACAGAAAGAAGTGGAAATGAGTATTCACGACTGGGATCAGTGGAAGTTAGATAATCCAGACTGGACTCGTGACTGGTCTGATCCTTCGACTTGCCCCTCTCCAGGAGAAGTTGGTGAGTGGAGAGATAGACTAGTCAATAGAAATCCTGGATGGAATGATGTTCTACACAAGGCATCTAAAGCACCTGGTTCACGTGTAAAGAAAATCTAATGGCAAGAAGAAAAAGAGGAAGTTTGGATCAACCGATTGGTGTTGGTCTAACTGCAAAACAAATGAAGAGGAGAAAACCTCTGAGTGCAGATTATTTGGTCGATATTGATCCTCTTACAGAAAATCAAAGGCGTTTGTTTGAGTCTTACAATGCTGGAAAGCATCTAGTCGCCTATGGTTGTGCTGGGACGGGTAAAACCTTTATCTCATTGTATAATGCACTTCAAGATGTTCTGGACGAAACCACACCCTATGAAAAGATTTATCTTGTTCGTTCATTAGTCGCCACTCGTGAGATTGGATTTCTGCCTGGAACACACGATGATAAGGCAGATATTTACCAGATTCCTTATAAGAATATGGTGAAGTATATGTTCCAGATGCCTTCTGATGCCGATTTTGAGATGCTTTACGGAAACTTAAAGTCACAAGAGACCATCAAGTTCTGGAGCACATCATTTCTTCGTGGAACAACTCTCGATAACTCAATCATTATTGTTGATGAGTTTCAGAATCTAAACTTCCACGAACTTGATTCTATCATTACTCGTGTTGGTGAGAATACTAAAATTTGTTTCTGTGGCGATGCTTCTCAATCAGATCTACAGAAGACAAATGAGCGTAATGGTATTGTCGATTTTATGTCCATCTTGCGTAAAATGCCATCCTTTGATATAATTGAATTTGGTGTTGATGACATTGTTCGTTCTGGACTTGTTAAAGAATACATTATTGCAAAAATGGAATTTGGTTTTTAATGTTTAATCATATTGATATTGAACTCCCCAAGTTGGAGCGTGAGACGATTGATGGTGTAAGATACTATTCAGTTCCTGATGAGGAAGAACTTCTTCGACTAGTTTCCATTACTTCAATTACGAGTCATTTTAATCGTGAAATTTTTATCAATTGGCGTAAAAAGATCGGTGAAGAAGAAGCTGAAAAGATTACTAAGGCGGCTACTACTCGTGGTACGGATATGCATTCTCTCGTGGAAAATTATCTGGATAATAAGGATCTCCCGCCTGTTGCGCCGATGGCGGATTTTCTATTCAAGATCTCGAAAACGCAACTCAATCGTATAAATAATATCTACGCCCTTGAAGGCTCCCTATATAGTAAGCAATTAGGCGTTGCTGGGACTGTTGACTGTATTGCCGAATATGACGGCGAGTTAGCAATAATCGACTTTAAGACTTCTAAAAAACCAAAACCACGAGAGTGGATTGAACACTACTTTGTTCAATGTATGGCTTACGGTTGTATGTTATACGAACTGACTGGTATTTCCGTCAAAAAACTTGTAATTATTATGGCTTGTGAAAATGGAGAATGCGTCGTTTATGAAGAAAGAGACAAATCAAAATACATCAAACTTCTCACAGAATACATTAGAAAGTTTGTTAGAGATAAACTGGAACTCTATGGAACCAAATAAAGAACTGGAACAGGCAATCGAAAATAAGTTTTTAACTCCCTCCAAGTTTGCTCTTGAAGTTGAAAAAATCGTCGCAGAAGAAAATCTTAACTACATTGATGCAATCGTTCACTATTGTGAAATCAATAGTCTTGAAGTTGAGTCAGTGACAAAACTGATTTCAAAACCTCTCAAAGAAAGACTTAAGTGGGATGCAACTCGCTTGAACTTTATGAAGCGGACTTCGAAAGCAAAATTGCCTTTATGATTGTGACTCCCTTTGAAACTTATCAACATTATCTGTCACTCAAAAATCATTTCACAAATCCAAAATATGATTTTTTTAAGTATGGTGCAAAGACTCGTGCGAGTTTAACTTCGTTCAATAAACGTAAGGATAAATATTGGTTTGAGAAAACAAGTCGTAAGTATAACGATAAAGAAGTTGTAGATTTTCTAGTATCAAACTTTGTATCTTCCGACAACCCACAGAACCTATGGATTGGAGAAATTATAAGTTCTGGAGAAAGGACTTACGCAGACTGGATGAAACGACAGCAGAGTTTGACTTACTTGTTCAAAGAACAAAGCAACGAATTGTTCTCGGAGACAAAATTAGAAGATGCACTGAACTGTTCCAAAGGTCATCCACCTATTTTAAAAAAGTTCCTGGGCGGGAAGATTAGCTTGGAAACCCTAGTGA